CGACCACCATTGCATCTCGTTCCATACTAAGCACCCGGAACATCCCGGTGCTGTGTCTGAGTACAAGCAAGCAATGGAATGTATCAAGGAATGGAAGGCTGCATTCAAGAACATGATTGTCACTATCGGCAATCACGATGATAGAGTGCGCCGACTCGCAGGGGATGCTGGCATTCCCGACTTTTATATCAAGAGCTTCAATGAAATTTATAACACAAGTTGGCAATGGGTTAAGAACCATACTCTTGATGGTGTGTTTTACTATCATGGTGTTGGGGGTGGCGGTCTTTATCCTGCTTTCAACACTGCTAAAGGTATGGGTATTTCTGTGGTTGCTGGTCATCACCATTCTTGCGCCGGAATTAACTGGCAAGTTAGCCCAATGCATTCGCTCTTTGGAATGAATGTCGGATGTGGCGTTGACCGCAAGCACCTTGCCATGAAGTATGGCGAAGACCATATCAAGAAGCCCGTGATTAGTTGCGGAGTTGTTATTGATGGCAAGCCCTACATAGAAATGATGAGTCTTTAAGTTAGCCCTATGGTTGGGGCTACAGATATACTGTATATCAGAAAGGAGAAAACATGGAAACTATTGAAACAACTGAGGCTTCCTCAGTAACCAAGGAACAGATGGTTCCTGCCGTCCGTAGCGACAGCGTGGTTGCATATCTAAGCAATCTGTCTGCCGCTCTTACCTCTATTGCTGCTGATCTAAACAAGCAGATTGCCAACATCACTGCTGGCATGGAAACCAACAAGGAGACTGTTTGATGAAGAAGATGAAGAAGATGCCTCAGTTTGTGACTGAGGTTGTTGAGGTTAAATGGAGCAACTTGCTTAAGCCTGACACCGCTTTTGGTGAGGCTTCCGCTAACCACAACATTACCATTCTGATGGACAAGCAGCTTGAGAAGAAGCTTGCTGAGATCCTCAAGCAGTCTGGTGCTAAGAAGATTAACGGTATCATGGAGAAGGATGGAGTCAAGACACTCAAGGCCAAGAGCCGTGTCTATGTTGAGCAGGGCAAGTTCCCTTGCGTTGACTCTGCTGCACAGGAGACTGATGCAGTTCCGTTTGGCGGGGACAAGGTTCGTCTGAAGCTTGCTCCTGCTGTTGTCGCCCGTGATAACAGCCTTTCTGTTTACCTCAACGGTATTCAGATCGTGGAGAAGAATGCCAACAACATGACCGGATCTACTGGCGGTGGCTTTAGTGCTGTCGATGGTGGGTTTGTTGGTGCAGCCGCCCCCAAGTCTGCGCCCGAAGTCGAAGAGACTGAGGACGAAGACCTTCCATTCTAATTGAACTGGAAGTTTGATATCAATCCCGTGGCTGCTTCAAGACCACGGGTTGGTAAATGGGGAGCTTACTACACAGGAACATACAAGGAGTTCAGGGAGAAAGCCTCTGAGATTGTATGGGACACCATTGGAAAAAGCTGGACACCACTAGAGGGTGAGCTATCAGTAACAATGGAGCTGTATGTAAAGCAACCCAAGTCAACTGAAAGGGAATGGCCTAAAGCAGACATCGACAACTTTGCTAAGGCTATTCTTGATACAATGAACGGAAAGATCTGGAAGGATGACTCCCAGATTACATCCCTCTATGTATCAAAGCAGTGGGCTGCAAAAGGTGAAGATGGTTACTTCACATTAGAAGTATCTAACTAAAGGGAGAGGGGAGAAATCCCCTTTCCTTTTTTCAAAAGGAGAATCATGTACGATAAGATTTCAGTTGAGTTGATTGACACAATGGGTAGTGACCTTACTGTTGTCAATGCCGCCCGTGTTTCCTTCAATAAGGAAAGCACATGGGAAGGTGAGCAGCATTGGAGTGGTAAGATAACAGATAAAAAGCTGTCTGATAAAGACATCAAACTTATTTCTTATCTTGCTCAACACAATCACTGGAGTCCTTTCGCACATTGCACACTCCAGTTCAGAATCAAGGCTCCGATCTTTGTTGCGCGACAGTTGCAGAAGCATCAGGTTGGCTTTGCTTGGAATGAGATCAGCCGCCGGTATGTAGATTATGAGCCTACCTTCTGGTCGCCCATTAATGAATGGCGTGGTCGTGCTGAGAACAAGAAGCAAGGATCTGCTGATGAGTTGGTTAGGGACAACCTTACTGCTCAAGAGCATTATGATGAGGCAATCCATTATGCAAAGCTATCGTATGAGTTGCTGCTTGCCTGTGGTGTTTGCCCAGAGCAAGCTCGGTCTATCTTGCCGCAGTCTATGATGACTGAGTGGTACTGGACAGGTTCGCTCTATGGGTTTGCCCGTGTCTGTAAGTTGCGTCTTGATCCCCATGCTCAGGCTGAATGTCGGGAAGTAGCCAAGGGAATCAATGACTTCTGTGCTAATGAATTCCCGATGTCTTGGAAGGCTTTGAATGGAACGGTGGCTTGAGATAGCGAAGCATATCGCTTCCACTACAGACAGAGACAGAGCGCATATCTCTTTGATTGTTCGTAAGAATCAGCTGGTTGCAGTCGGAACCAATAACTGGAAGACTCATCCCAAGACTGTTGAGTATGGTTACATGTATCCATACTTGCACTCTGAGTTGGATGCCTTCCGCAAGATTAAGACCCCAATGGATAAACTTACCTTGCTCAACTTCCGCATCAGCAAGACGGGAAAGCTTGGTATGTCTAGACCATGCAAGTACTGCATGCCTTGGTGTTCAGAAATCTTTGATCGTATTGTTTTCACAAACGACAAAGGAGAGTTTGAGTTTGGATGAGAATTTAATCGAACAACTCAACCAAGAAATCAAAGAATTAAAAGAACTATTAAGACAAGCCCGTAGAGAAATCATAGCGTATGATGCAATACATGGTCGTAAACGAATAAGTGATTGTATCAAAGAACGCGGATGGGTTGAATTACTAAAGGAAGCAAGAGATGTCGAAAAATAAACCGTGGTTAAAAGCGCGTAAGCGTGATGGTAGTGCTGGTAAAGGTGATCGCTATCGTCCTGTTGATCGTGAGCAATATGAAAAAAACTATGAAGCAATCTTTGGATCGCTTGATAAAGTAAATGAAAAACATAAAGGTGCTTTGGAGAAACTAGATGATGACAAAAAGCCTGAGTGAGTTGGAGGAAATGGTCTATGACTTGGCGGCTCTTAGTTATAAGGTTGGTCGCATTGAGACAGATGGTACTTCAACTCAAGCTAAATATGATAAGCTGGTTGAACAGCGTGACAGTCTAAGAACAGAAATTGCACTGTCTTTTAAAGCTTTTAAAAACTATCAGCCAACCGAACTAGGTTGGGGAAAAGGTAAAGACGAATGAATAAGGATAAGGTTGAGATTGAGACTGATGAGTGGTTGCAGATGAACTTTCCTGTTGGGTCTGGCCCAGATATTATTGCTGGTGGTGATTGCCATGTGTCTCAAGATCACTACATGAAGATTGAGTTCCCTAAGAATATGGACAGTGCTTTCTTTATTATCAGGGAGACCCCTCCAGAAACAAATGGTTTGCGTGGTTTTAATGATGAGACTGTTGTTAGTTTCTCTATCTCGCGTGATCTTCTGCTGAAGATCGTTCGTACTATCAAGGTGAGCAACGATATTCAGTACAATGATGATATTGCTAACTGGTGAGGCATAAATGAATGAGTCTGTTCCAGAAGAAAACCGAATGTCCGCGCTGCGCGTCTAATGGTGAAGACCGCAGCGGAGACAATCTTGCGGTCTATGATGACCATGTGTATTGTTTCAAGTGCAGCTATCACCGTAATACAAAAGGAAAAGAGATGACTGATGAGATTGCTACGATTCAACCAAAAGAGTTCAAGACTCTCACTGGTTCTTACATTGATCTTGAAGATCGCGGTATTACGGAGAAGACTTGCAGACTCTATGGCTATCAGGTAGCCAAGGTCAACGGCAAGGAAGTTCAGATTGCCAACTACTACAGCAATGGTGAGCTTATCGGACAGCATCTCCGCGGTCCTAACAAGCAGTTTGCTTGGAAGGGATCAGCCAAGGGTGCTGAACTTTATGGGCAGAATCTTTGGAAGAACGGTGGAAAGCGACTCGTAATTACTGAAGGCGAGATCGACTGCATGACTGTCAACCAAGTGCTTGGTGGTACTTGGCCTGTAGTCTCCATCCCAAATGGAGCGCAGTCAGCAGCCAAGTCTATCCGTGATAACTTAGAGTTTGTTAACTCTTACGCAGAAGTTGTTCTGTGTTTTGACATGGATGAGCCGGGTATCAAAGCAGCCAATGAGGTTGCTGAGTTGCTTCCACCGGGCAAGTGCAAGATTGCTAAGCTTCCCTACAAGGATGCCAATGAGTGTCTTGTGAATGCTCAGACCAAGCAGCTTGTGTCGGCTATCTGGGAAGCACACCAGTATTCTCCAGATGAGATCCTACACATCTCCAAGATCGTGGATACATCGGAGACTGTCAGCGCAACCAAAGTATATCCCTTCCCATATGATGGCCTGTCAGAGTTCCTGATTGGTCAGCGTGGTGGAGAGATTACTCTATGGGCATCCGGCACTGGCTCAGGCAAGTCTACTATCCTCCGTGAACTTATGATGCACCATCTCACAGAGGGTCGCAGCGTAGGCTGTATCATGCTTGAGGAGTCTCCGCAGGAGACAATGGATGACATGATTAGTCTGATGCTTAACAAGCCTGTCCGTGCTATCCGGGCCTGTCGTATGATGAATGAGCTACGAGTTCAGATGGGAAAGAACCCCATCAATATGCAGATGATTGATGATCTTACTGATGAGGAGTACTACACCGCCAAGCGTAAGCTAAGCGAAACTAGCTTCTATATCTATGATCACCTTGGCAACAACGCCATGCAGAATCTGCTTGCTCGTATGGAGTTCATGGCTGTGTCTCTTGGAGTTCAGGTCATTGTCCTAGACCATATCACGGCAGCAGCTGCTGGTCTTATGGGCATGGCAGACAAGGATGTTGAGGGTGGTGGCTCAGAGCGAATCATCATCGACACTCTTATGAAGGAACTGCGAGCTTTGGCTGTGCGAACTGGAGTTCATATTGACATTGTATCTCAGCTCAAGAAATCGGAGAAGGCTTATGAGGAAGGTGATCGAATCACTCTGCAAGATCTGCGTGGCTCCGGTGCTTTGGCTAGTGTACCTAACACAGTCATTGCCCTTGAGCGTGATCGCCAGAACACAGACCACAAGATTGCCAATACTACAATTGTTCGTGTTCTCAAGAATCGCCTGACAGGTCGGGCTGGTATTGCAGCAACACTGTTTTACGACCACAATACAGGTCGTTTGAAAGAGATCGGCTTTGCTATGGCAGAGGATGGATCTCTTGTCTTTGAACCAGAGGAGAACTAAATGAAGGTATGCGTCCTTGACATTGAAGGTAACGGACTTGGTGAGTTGATCCTTGACAGCAAGGGTAAGCCCTACACAGAGGCTACCAGAATTCTGTGTGCCGCTACTAAGGTCAATGACGAAGACCCGATCCTTTGGCTAGAACACCAGATGAAAGATCTGGTCAAGTATCTCAGTGAAATGCCCGTGATTATCGGACACAATATCTGGGGCTACGATTTTCCCGTGATGCGTAGACTGCATGGGATGGCGCGACCGAAGTGCATTGTTGATACGCTCGTTATCAGCAAGTTGATGTACCCAGACATCAACAATCACCCACTAGGTGATAATTCTCTGGAGTCTTGGGGCAAGTATCTTAAGTTCCCCAAGATGGATTACAAGGGTGGATGGAGCCAGTACTCAGATGAGATGGGTACTTACTGCTTGCAGGATGCCAGACTAGGCATGGCTATCTACGAAGCCCAGAAGCAATTCATCACGAAGAACAAAGAACTGGTTCGCTTTGAGAGTCGTGTATCCGAAGTTCTAATGGAGCAAGTTGAGCATGGATTTAATTATGACAGTGATGCAGGAGACAAGCTGTATCAAGAGCTTATGCTTGAGAAGCTTGGTATCGAAGATGAAATGCGCGAGATCTTTCCTGACAAGATCATCATCCGTCATTCAGAAAAGACGGGCAAGAGACTAAAGGACAAGATTGAGACTTTCAATCCCGGTAGCCGACAGCAGATTGCATCCCGGCTAAATGAGAAGTATGGATGGGAGCCACCCCTGACTGAGAAGGGAAATCCAAAGGTAGATGAAGCAGTGCTTGCTACCCTTGACTATCCCGAAGCAAAGAAGCTGACTGAGTACTTCAACACAGTCAAGCTAATGGGCATGGTTGAAGATTGGAACACCCGTGTATCATCCAGCAGAGATCACCGTATCCACGGTGGCATCAATGCTCAGGGTGCTGCAACAGGTCGTTGCACACACAGCCAGCCTAACATTGCTCAGGTAAGTGGCGACCATCGTGCAAGAGAGTTGTGGATCGCTGATGCTGGCGAGTCTTTGGTTGGTGCTGACTTGTCAGGTCTTGAACTGCGTATGCTTGCTCACTTCATGGCTAAGTATGACAACGGTGAATATGCCAAGGTTCTGCTTACCGGAGACATTCATACACACAATCAACACGCTGCTGGTTTGTCTAGCCGATCACTTGCCAAGTCATTCATCTACGCTTACCTTTATGGTGCTGGCGACAAGAAGATTGCTATGGTATGCGACTGCTCTGTTGATGCCGCCCGTAAGTTGCGTGATCGTTTCCAGAAGGAAATCCCCGCACTTGCTAAGGTACAGGATGCCGTTCGCTTTGAGACAATTAAGACAGGAAAGGTACGCTTGCCTGATGGCAGGAGCGTCCCCGTCCGCAGCGAACACGCTGCCCTCAATACCCTCCTGCAAGGCTCAGGAGCCATCGTATCGAAGTACTGGATGGTTGAGGCTAGCAAGGCAGCGGCGCGGCTACGAGCCAAGCAGCTGGCTTATATCCATGACGAGTTGCAGTACAGCTGTCCCAAGTCTATTGCCGATGAGTTTGGCAAGGCTGTGATCGCTGCTGCAACGACTGCTGGTGAGCAGCTTAATCTTAACATTCGTATTGATGCCGAGTATCGTATCGGCAATAATTGGGCAGAAACCCACTAAGGAGTAATATGAGTTCACTTACTATGTACATTGCTGGTCCGATGCGAGGATATCCAAACCACAACTTTGATGCTTTCTATAACGCAGAGAAGAAGTGGACTAAGAATCCAATGATTGAGAAGATCTTTAATCCTGCTCGTATGGATATGGATGAAGGCTTTGATCCGGCAACTGCTGAAGATTCCAAGGAACATCTACGGTCCTGCATGAAGCGCGACCTGAATGCTATCCTAAATTGCAACGCTATGGTAATGCTGCATGGATGGGAGCATTCTGAGGGAGCGAGGGTTGAGCATGCACTAGCTACTTATCTAGGAATGCCAATCTTCTATGAGAGTTAATGCAAGGATTTGCTTCTACAACTTCAAGAAACTGCAAGGATGGCGTTACTACTTCATTCGGCTACTATCTTGGAGCCGTCACACTCATGCTCATATTGAGTTTGATTTAGTAGAACCCTTTGCATATGTCGTAATAGACGGTCAAAAGATACGCGCCCTAAAGTTGGGGCTACTGCAAGAATTGGGTATAGAAAAATACTACGAGTTTAGTCTTGGTGAAATTGAGATAGGAACAAAAGACATGCAGTTTGCATATTCCTATCCCAAACTAAATTCAAAACTTATGATTTTATATTACCCTGTTGGTCGTTTATTTGGAATGAAGCGACCGTCAAGTTGCGTAACATTCATATGTGATTATTTAAAGTTCAAGGGTTGGGATATCCCAGACCTATTCAGTCCTCAAGAATTATGGGAGAGTCTCCATGTTAATCATAATGATCAGTGGTCAGGCCCGTGTGGGAAAAACCACCCTAGCAAAATGGATAAGTGAGTATGCTTACAATGAAGGCTACACTCCTATAATCCTTCCCTTTGCCAACGCACTCAAGCAAGAAGCAGAATCAAGAGGATACTCTAAGGACAAGAATCCAGAAGAATATCGTGCTTTCTGCCAGACACTTGGCTCAGAGATGCGAAGCAAAGACCCGGACTATTGGGTAAAGCGATTCAGAGAAAAAATTACCAGCCTGTATGAACAGGAGAAGGTGGCTCTTGAGACAGAACCAGACACTTGGCATGAGAAGGTTATCATCGTTGATGACTGCCGCTATATGAATGAGGTCGCTGCCGCCCGTGATCTACGGGCATTGACAGTCTTTGTATCAGCTGGAAGCCGTGAGCTACCCGAAGCACAGGCTGAGTGGCGTAACCATGAGTCTGAAGCTTTGGCTAACTCAATGGAAGCCAAGGATAAGAACTACACCGAAGTATTTGATTATGTCATCTACAACAACGGAACTGAAAAACAATACAAGGCCAAGGCAACCCAGAAGTTTGAAGAGTGGTTTCACATTCTCTCTGAGGGACTGCTAGGAAACCTTTGCACTTGTGAACTATGTCAGTCATCCCGAGAGGATAGAACCCCGGATGAAGACCAGATCATTCAAGATATTTTAAAACTACTAGACGAGGAGAAAGACAATGGAAAGACCTGATGTTGCTGTTCTGGATGGAGACATCCTATGCTACCGCGCTGCTTTCTGGGCAGATCAAGAGGGTGTTGAATATCTAGAAGAGCGACTCTCTCATGATGTCAAGGCTTGGACGCCAATGGGAATGAAGAAGGTCTACATTGCCCTGTCATGCAGCAGGAAGGATAACTACAGGCGTGACTTCTGGGAGCCATATAAGGCTCACCGGGATGTCCGGAAGCAGACCCCTGACTGCATGGACTATGCTCTGGAACTTATCCATGAGCATGACATATTGACAGTGCCAAGGCTGGAGGCAGATGATGTTATGGGACTTATGGCTTCTTCCGGTAAGGGGATTGCCGTAACCATCGACAAGGATCTCCGGTCTGTACCGGGGTGGCATTGGAACCCAGACAAGGAACATACACCAGATATTGTGGATCAGTATACCGCTGACTACAATTTCCACAAGCAGTGGATCACCGGGGATACGACCGATAATATCCCCGGTATCTGGAAGTGGGGGCCAGCTAAGGCTGAGAAGTGGTTAAAGTATGTTCACCCCCGGAACTGGTCGGCTGCTGTATTGGCAGCTTATGACCAAGCTAAGACCGCAGATGGCGGTAAATATGATTATGATTACTGCTTGGCTATGGCTAGGTCTGTCCGCATCCTACGGGATGGCGAGTACGACAAGGCTACCAAGCAGATAAAACTATATTGCCCAATAGTTGGGGCTACTGAAGAACAAACCCTAGGAGATACTAATGGATACTGAAGTTACTTGCTTTGATACAAACTCAGCTACCTTTGCTGATAACAATAATTACAATACTTCTACTTATACCCATAGACCAGAAGGTGTGTCTATGGTTCTCCATAATGACTATTGTAAGCCAGAGTATAAGACTAAGGGTGCTGCCGGGGCTGATCTTAAGTCTGTCCTTCATATTACTTTGGCTCCGGGGGCTGGTCATATGATTTCGACCGGAGTATCCCTTGCTATTCCAGAGGGATTCGTGGGTCTTGTATTCCCACGGTCTGGTCTGGCAACCAAGGGTGTCACCCTTAAGAATTCTATTGGTGTTATTGACTCTGATTACCGTGGTGAAATCATGGTATCTCTGGTAAATAACTCATATGAGACTGTCGAAATCAATAAGGGTGATCGCATTGCCCAGATTGTCTTCCTGCCCGTTACCCAATTCCCATTCATCTCTGTCGATAAACTTCCAGAGACTATGCGGGGAACTGGTGGTTTTGGAAGTACAGGTTTATAAGAAACTAGCCGTTTAAGAAGGACAGATATGGATACATTTCAAAACTTTATTGCCATCTCTCGCTACAGCCGATGGATGGATTCAGAATCTCGCCGTGAAACTTGGGATGAAACTGTGGACCGTTGGTGGAATTACTTCACAACTAAGGTTCCTGCCCTAGCTTCACGACCAGATATTCGTGATTCGATTTTAAACCTAGAGGTTCTACCCTCTATGCGTGGGCTTATGACCGCAGGACCAGCTTTGGACCGCGACCATACAGCCCTTTACAACTGCTCATATCTGGAGATTGACTCACCAAAGTCATTCTCCAATTTAATGTACATTCTTATGTGTGGTACTGGTGTTGGCTATACTGTTGAGCGTAGATGCACAGACAAGATGCCAACCGTTCCAGTAATTCACAAGATGTTCGACAATGTAATGTTCGTAGAAGATAGCCGAGAGGGTTGGTGCGATTCGCTCCATCAGCTTATCGACAATCTCTACAAGGGTATCCACATCAAGTGGGATACTAGCAAGGTACGCAAGGCTGGAGAAAAGCTCAAGACTTTCGGAGGACGCGCAAGCGGTCCTGCCCCGCTTGAGGAAGTATTCCGCTTTGTTGTTCAGACATTTTACAAGGCTCAGGGACGAAGACTCACTCCGCTTGAGTGTCACGACATTTGCTGCAAGATTGCTCAGTCAGTCATAGTTGGTGGCGTTCGCCGCTCAGCAATGATCTCTCTCAGTGATCTCGCGGATCGTGAGATGGCAACATGCAAGAGTGGTGCTTGGTGGGAATCATCAGGACACCGCGCCCTAGCCAATAATTCCGCTGTGTATAATGGTCGCCCTTCAATGGGACAATTCCTAGAGGAGTGGACTGACCTGTACAACTCTCACAGCGGAGAGCGCGGTATCTGCAACCGTGATGCGATGAGGGCTATTGCAGCCAAGGCTGGTCGTGATGATAGATATATATTATGGGACCAATCCTTGCTCTGAGATTATCCTCAGACCTAACCAGTTCTGCAACCTATCGACCGTTGTAGTCCGCGCTTCAGATACACCTGAGACATTGGCTAAGAAGATTGAGATGGCTACAATCATCGGTACAATCCAAAGCATGTTCACTCACTTCCCATATCTTTCCCGTGAGGATTCCTCATGGACAAAGAACTGCGAAGAAGAGAGACTACTTGGCGTATCCATGACAGGCATCTTTGACAACAAGCTAATGTCTGGCATTCTTGGTTATGGAAAGCTCAAGCATGTTCTTGAGAATCTCCGTGAGATCGCAATCAAGACAAACCTTGATTGGGCTAAGCAGTTGGGTGTCAACCCAAGCAAGTCAATCACTTGCATCAAGCCAGAGGGAACAACCTCTTGCTTGGCTAACTCAGCCAGTGGTCTTCACCCACGACATGCCGAGTACTATTATCGTAGAGTTCGTATCGACAAGAAAGATCCATTGTACATGTTGATGCGCGATGCACAGGTTCCAGTAGAAGACTGCGTAATGAATCCAGATTCAACAGCCGTCTTCACCTTTGCTCAGTCCGCTCCATCAGGTTCTCTTACCCAAGATGAACTACAGGCTATCGACCACCTTAATTTGTGGCTAGCTTATCAGGAGTATTACTGCCAGCA